ACCCAGGCGTACGTTCGGCTCGAGCATGACCTGACCGCCGGACGGCTCGAGATCGCCACCGAGGATTTTCATGAAGGTCGACTTGCCGCAACCGTTGGCGCCGATCAGACCGTAGCGGTTGCCGCCGTTGAATTTGACCGAAACGTTTTCGAAGAGCGGCTTGGCGCCGAACTGCATCGTGATGTTAGCTGTGGAGATCAATTACCTTACCTATCAATGGGTTAGAGCTGGTCTTTTTTACCTGATACCGATTTGATACCAATCTGGAGCTTTTCCAGCTCCCCCCAGTCTGAGCTTGAGTTGAGCCAACGCGCATACGTCGTCAGCAACATTTGGACGCTGTGGCCAAGCTGCTGAGCGATGAATGCGGGGTTCATGTTGGACATTAAGCATATTGTCGCATAAGTATGACGGCAGTTGTACGGCGGCCGATGAGGCAGGGCTAAAGCCTTCAGTGCTGGCGTCCATTGTTTGTGCAGGTCCGACGTTTGCTTGATGTACTCGCTGTTCTTCGAGGGCGGGAACACGTAGGGCGTGGTTTTGATCTTGCCGATGCCGTTTGCACGACGCTCTGCGTACTGACGGGCGAACTTGAGCGCGTGCAGCGCTCGTTCATTCAGCAGAACAAAGCGGTCCTTGTTGGTCTTGGTTCGCTCCTCGACGAGGCCAAGCGCTACGGTGCGGCAGACATGTACCTGGCGTTTCACCAGGTCGACAGCATCCCAGCGCAACGCCGCGACCTCCGACAGTCGAAGGCCAGTGAAGAATGCGAACTCAAAGAATGCTGCATAGATTCCGCTGGGCCAATGGGCTGTTTGGTACAGGTGGGCGATGATGAGGTTCGCTTCATCCAGGGAGAACGGGCTGATCTCCTTTCGCGATCGTTTGGGGCGGTCTATCGTCGCGGCGGGGTTCTTCTTGATCAACTCTTCAGCTACTGCCGCTTCCAGAATTGTCGATAGTTTGACCAGGGCGTTACGCCGAACTCCTGGCGATGTCCACTCCGTGGCCGCAATGATGCGGCGAAGGAGTGTGGTGGTGATTTGGTCTATGCGGATCAGTGCCAGCGGCGGAATCCAGTACAGATTCAGGGCACCTTTGTAGTTGTTACGCGTGCCGGTTGTGATGACTCGACCATCAAGCCATAGCTGGGCGTACTCGTGAAAGGTAGGAATGCTGTTCAGCATAACGGCCGAGCCGGGGAACAGCTCGGCGTACTTGGTATCATCCAGGAGGCCGAGCTTGATCAGGCTCTTTACTTGATCGCGTAGTTGGGATGCAGCTTTAATGCCTTTCTGCGTCGCGGGGTAGGGGAGCGTTTCACATCTGCGGACCCCGTTCCAAGTAAAACGAATTCTGAGGGACTTGCGGAACAGTTCCACTCCACTGGGCAAATCCATTGTGCTTCTTGCCATTCCTCATACCTTCTTTTGCTATACAAAATTCGATGTCCCTGCTTGTTCCAGACCCCTTCGGGAATCTGTTTTCTTGCGCGGCGGGTCGCAAGAGCCCTAGACGAAATGCCTAAAAAATGGGCCATAACTTCCTCAGAGACCTTATCTACGTCAGGGTGAGGTATGGATTCCAGACTGCTATTCGTCATCTCTTTAACCCTCCCGTCTGTGTGAGTAAGGCGCTTCTTCCAATGAACCCGGGGTTGGACGTTCCGTCCATTGCGACTGAGGCAGAAGTAACCATCACGCAGCCTCCACAGTAAATTGCTTGGCGGTACCGAGTGGTTGTCCTACTGAGTTGCCCTGAATTCCTGGTTGCAGCTGCGCCGCCATTGCAAGCGCCTGTTCGCGCAGCGATCGGGCATCACGCTCGAGCTTCATGCCGGTACGAAAGGCGCTGAAGGTCTCAGCGGCGATCCGCAGCAGCTCGCCGATATCGACCAGTGTCTGGTGCTCGGCCGGGCCGAATAGTGGACCTGCTTCAAATCGTTTGCAGGTGTGTACCAAGCGCGTGTGATCTGCGCTAATGAATTGCAGCGAGGCTCGAAGCTCGCGGATGGTTTTAGCACTTACGGCGCGCTGAATGTCTTCACCCTCGCGCAGGCCGGTCTCAAGACCATCTCTGCGGCCCATGATGTAACCGCCCCATACCAGGAGGGCTGCCATAACGATCAAGATGACGAGTGCAACTGTTTGTACTGGAGTCATCATTTGGTGTGCTCCTGGGGTTGTCGTTGGCTGGTGGTAACTGCCGTCAGTGGTGTGGGTGCAGCATCGTGTTGGTCGTCATGCTGTCGCTGCATGTTCTCATCAGCCTTGTAGGCGCAGATGTCGATCAGCGAGGCCATGTGCCGTATGTGGACGTATTTGAGTGCCTTGCGACTGGCGTCGATCGTGGTGATCGGAAGCTGAATCCGGCCGTTGTAGATCTCAGTCACGAACAGCTGTGAATTCAAGTTGCGAAAATAGGCTTCCCGTATTTTTTCCAGTGGGATCAGTACATTCCCAAAAGTGCGATAGAGCATTTCGACGGTGGTCGATTCGGGCGCCGGATGAAGGCGAAGCGGATGCTGCGTGGCGTTACTCATGGCCTTGTCGAGCCTCCTTGAGTTGTTTTCGGGCCGGGTGGTTCCAGGCATTCAGGCAGTGGCGTTTAGTCAGCTCGCGCAGATGTTCGGGCACTTCGAGGAGCGCGGCGTTGCGCTCCTCTCGTGTGCGCATGGCAACAATCTGGCGGGCGTACTCCCTAGGCCACGTCACGGCGATCTGCCGGGATGGCAGGAAGAACGATGTCCAACTGCTCGGCCAGCCAACGGATACCGGCCTGCTTCACCCGAGTCGACTGGCTGTACTGCATTCCGTGTTTCTCGTCATACCAGGGACTGTCCTTGACCCGCAGGTACGCTTTGTCGCGCTTCGGGTTCGCCGGCAGGTTTCCCTTGAGCAAACCTTTTTCCCGCATGAGAGCGATCAGTTTGGGGCGAGTGAGGCTGAGTTCAGCGGCTGCTTGGGCGAGGGTGCGTTCCATAAACGGTTCCTCAAGCAGCATGCGCAGCAGGAGTGGCCGCTGCAGCAAGGTGGTTGATGGACTCAATGAGCTTTGCGTAGATCTCGGCATCGGGGTCGTACAGAGTGAAGCAGCGCGTATGCGGGCTCTTGTTGCCGATGCTCAAGATGGCGGTGACGCCCCGGCGTGAATGGGTGCGATGCAGCGCCACATGCAGGGGAAGCTCGAAACCCATGTCGAGGCTCAGCACACCGCCGGTGTGCACCAGTTCGAATACGCGCTGCTTGTCCTGGAGCTCAAAACGGCCGTATTGACGATCGGCATGCGGGAGATGCAACAGGTCGCTGGAGTTGCTCGCGTCGAACGGACCGTTGGCAATCTCTTCAATAAAGTCGGCCAGCTTTAGGTGCATCTTCTTGTCGTTCTGCAGGGTCAGCGTGTGGCGTTCGCTGCCCAGCTCCACGACGAAAGTGCTTTCTACTGAGCCGCGCTCAGCCTTGAGGCGGAATGCCAGACACTCGCGCTTCGGCGCTGTGCGCAGGACGTGATTGAAGGTCTCGGTCAGGTTGACCTGGGCATTGAGCAACTGCAGGGTGCGGTTGTCGATCTTGTATTTGATCATGCCGCGTGTCCTCCACCATTTGGGTCGAAACACTTGGCAGAAGGGCGACGTTTTTTGGAGGTTTTGATGCTTATAAAAACGCAGCCGCATTCTCTGGCCAGACGACGAACCTCGAAAATGCGGCAGGGGTCAGCGATGGTTGGATGTATATGAATCGTAGCTTTGGTATGCATGAATTTGCCTCGCTCCGTGGTGAAAGAGTGAGTACAAATTAGCAACAGCTAATCCGCTCTGCAATAGCAAATGCTAAATTTTAGATCTCGAGGTACTTTGACGGCTTCAAGATAGCCCCGACGTAATGGATTTTTTCGACGAGCTTTTCTTCCAGGAAGATAGGAGGGTAGCTGTCGTTAATGCTGTCGAACCGGAGTTGACCGTCCCGGCGATAAATGAACTCTTTCACCATTGCCCTACCATCAGTGGTCCGCACGAGGACCTCATCGCCAGTCTGATAACTATGATTCGGCTCTATGAGCACAAACTCCCCGTTTTTGATGCGTGGATGCATGCTGCTTCCCACGACTTTCAAGCCATATGCGTCGGGATCGGAACTGATAATTTCCAAGTACCCATCGCCATGACCAGGAGGATATTCAAGTGCGTCGAAGTAGCCATCAGTACCCAACATAGCCTTTCCTACTACAGGTACTGGGGCAGGGCGCCGGTGCTCGCTTGCTTCCCGCTCTTCAGCTGTCCTAAGAGCGGTTTCGTTAATGGTCGCATTGAAGAACGCGGGGTGGGGCAAAACCGGAGGCTTAAGGCCAAGAGCGATCCAAGCGGCGGTGATTTGATGTTGGTCTTCGGCGGAGTAGGTTCCCGTCGTCAGCAAATCAGCAGGAATTGCGAGCTTTTTTGCGAGGTTCGTGGCCGCTCGGTCACCCAATGTCCGGTGTCCGTTCAGGATCTGAGAAATGTACGAAGCGTCCACATCGGCATGCGCTCCGGCAAAGTCCTTGAGTTGGTTTTCACCAATCAGGGCTTTAAGAATCGTGAGGCGTTTTTCGTAGATATTCATATAGGGAATCATCCGTGCTCCGTTAGCAAAATGTAAATTACGTTTTGCTATTGCGGATCGGATTAGCAGTTGCTAATCTTTAGTTGAATAGGGGGTTAGCAATGACGCTTCTCGAATACATAAAGATCCTAGACGACACGCAGCTCAAGAGCTTCGCCTCTCGATGTAATACCTCAGTCGGCCAATTAAAGCAGGTTGCTTATGGCAATCGTCGAGCGAACGCAGCCTTATCCATTTCGATCGATCGGCATAGCGGCAGTCGTGTGACGTGTGAGTCGCTAAGGCCGGACATTGATTGGCAATATCTGCGAATGCAGGCAACAGCTACTCGCAGAGTAGAAAACGCTGCATAGAAAAAAGGCGACCCAAGGGTCGCCCAGTTTCTCCCGACAGCATCACCACAATGCAGTCGGGTCGCGATGTCAGAAGGCGAGCACACCACATGCCGCCGACCTTCATCGCGTTTCCAAGGCTCGGAAGCCTTGGTGTTGCTGCCGTTCTTACCACAGAGCTGGCAGCTGTTGCGCCAGGGGTGAACAACGGATTATTCGCCCCGGCACGGTGCCGGTGTAGGTCTTGAGAACCTCGCCGGCTTTTGGGCCATACCAAGCCACGCGACAAATGTATCACCAACGTCTGTCGCGCGGCACTGGCAACTTTTAGGATTAATGCCATGAGCCGAATCGCTCTCAGTTCTCTGGAACGGGCGCAGCGGGAAATCCTGCCGCTCGATTTAGCGCTGTACCACGCCGCTCGCGAGTACCCGGGTGGTGCTGCTGCCATTGCTGCCACGACCGGCCGTAACCCGACCACGCTGCAGCACAAGTTGTCACCGACCCACCCGAGCCACTCCATCAACATTCAGGAGTTCGGCGAGATCCTCGAACTGACCAAGGACCGCCGCATTCTCGATGCGGTGCATGCGCTGGTCGGCGACACGGTCTGGCAGGAGCTGGCCGACACCTACACCAACGACATGCCCGAGACCCTCACGACTGGTATCGCCGAATACTTCCGGCAGGTTGCGGATCTGGCTGATACCTGGGCTAAGAGCATCGGCGACGGTGTAGTGACTGATCAGGAACTGGCTGCGATTCGTCTGCAGGTGTTCCGGGGCATCCAAGGGCTGCTGGGGTTGTTCAACCGCGCCACCTACGTCAATCAGACGACGCGAGGTGCTGACCGTGGCTGACATCGCCGATTTCGCCAACGATCTGGTGCAGGAGCGCATCGATCAGGCTATGGCCGCGCGCAGCGCTGCCAAAGCAGAAAGCGCTGCCCATTCCTTGCTGTTCTGTGAAGCCTGTGACGACCCGATCCCGGAAGCACGCCGCCTGGCTCAACCGGGTTGCTCGCAGTGCATCAGCTGCCAATCCCTCTCTGAGCGGGGGATTCAGCATGCTCGATGAGGTACTGGGGCAATTCGCCGATTACGGTCTGGAGCCAGCGCAACCGCTGGTGTTCGGCAAGCTGACCCGCTGCAAGACATCGCAGGACAAGGGCAAGGAAAAGAACGGCTGGTACGTGGTCCACGAGCAGCGCACGGAGAAGGGCGACGCCCTGATCTTCGGCGCTTTCGGTGACTGGCGTTCGGGCGAGACGCAGAAGATCAAGGTCAAGGCCGGTCGCATGTCGCCGGAAGAGCGCGAAGTGATGCGCGCTCGCCAGGAAGAAGCCAAGCGCCGCGCCGCCGAAATCGCGAACAACGCTGCGCGGCGGGCCGCGAAGAGGGCGCAGGGTTTGTTCGAGCGCATGCCGACCACCGGGCGCAGCGATTATCTGGACCGCAAGCAGATTGTTGGCATTAACGTGCGATACGCGCCGCGCACCGGTGCTGTGCTGGTCCCAATGAAGAACGCACGCGACCAGATCATGGGCCTGCAGGTGATCTTCCCGAACAAACAGGAAGACACCGGCCGCGACAAATCCTACTGGCCTTACGGCATGGCAAAGGAGGGCGCGTTCCACCTGCTTGGCTCTTATCCGGAGCCAGGTGAGCCGGTGCTGGTCTGTGAGGGTTACGCCACCGGCGCCAGCCTGCACATGGCGACCTCGCTCACCGTGGCCGTCGCCTTCGACGCCGGTAACCTGCTGGCCGTATGCAAGGCCATGCGTGAGCGTTTTGCCGGTTGCCCGCTGATTATTTGCCGCGATGACGACTGGAAAACCACCAAGCCCAACGGCGATGCCTGGAACCCGGGTGAAGAGAAGGCGAACAATGCCGCCCTGATTGTCGGTGCCCAGGTGGTTGCGCCGATCTTCTCGGTCGAGCGCCACGACAAGTGGACCGACTTCAACGACCTGCACGTCGCCGAAGGCCTCGACGCGGTGCGCCGCCAGGTGCTGGCCGTGGTTCGTCCACCCGCTGCCGGTGGCTGGAAAGACCAACTGGCCCGCAGCGAGAGCGGTGCCCTGATCGCGCACATGCAGAACGTCGAATTGATTCTCGCTCACGACGAACGCTGGGCCGGGGTGATCAGCTACTGCGCCTTCAGCTCGAAGATCGTCAAGCTGCGGGCCGCTCCTTATGGCGGCGGCACCGGCGAGTGGGCCGACATCGATGATGTGCGCGTCATGAAGTGGCTCGCACAGCAGTACAACCTGCGTGTGAAGTCCTCGCACGTGATCGAAGCGGTCAGCGTCGTGGCCCACGACCACGCGTTTCACCCGGTGCGCGAGTACCTGAAAAAGCTGGAGTGGGACCGCGTGCCACGTCTTGAGCGTTGGTTGACCGATGTCATGGGGGTGAAGGCAACCGACTACACATCCAAGGTCGGCAAGCGCTGGATGATCTCGGCCGTGGCGCGGGTGATGAAGCCGGGCTGCAAGGCCGACTCGGTGATGATCCTCGAAGGCGTACAAGGCGCCGGTAAGTCGACCGCCATGAGCGTGCTCGGTGGCGAGTGGTTCATGGATACGCCGTTCGCCCTCGGTGACAAGGACGGCTTCCAGGCGATCCGTGGCAAGTGGATCGTCGAACTCGGCGAGCTGGACAGCTTCAACAAGGCCGAGAGCACCAAGGCCAAGCAGTTCTTCTCCGCGTCGACCGACACCTACCGCGAAAGCTATGGCCGCAGAACCCTGGACGTGCCACGCCAGTGTGTGTTCGTCGGTACCACCAACCAGGACGAATACCTCAAGGACGCCACCGGCAACCGTCGTTATTGGCCGGTGGCCTGTACCAAGGTCGACGTGGCGTTGCTGCGCGAGATCCGCGACCAGTTGTGGGCCGAAGCGGTGTTCTGCTTCGAGGCCGGCGATCTCTGGTGGGTCACGCGAGAGGAAGCGCCGATGTTCAGCGAGGAGCAGGACGAACGCTTTGTGGTGGACGAATGGGAAACGCCCATCCTGACCTGGCTCGAAGAGTCGCAGATCGGCGAGACCACCACCGGCAGTGAGGTGATGAGTCAGGCGCTCAAGCTTGATCCCGGTCATTGGGGCAAACCGGAGCAGATGCGCGTGGGTGCGATCCTGCATCGATTGGGCTGGCGACGCTTCCGTCTGGGGGCGTTGAACAAGAGCGGTCAGCGGCCATGGGCGTACAAGAAACCCGAGCACTGGGGCAGGGCGTCTGTGCTGCAACGGGACGAGTTTGAGGAGCCGTGCTTCGATGATTAAGGCAATCGATATGGCCCTCAAACAATGGGCGCAGGAGCTTCACAGCGATGAAGTGGCCGCCGGTTACTCGGGCGGCAACATGGTCGCGATGATGATGGAGAGCGGTGGCCAGTTGGTGCGCGGTAGACGCGGGAGCCGGGTGCCGCTGGAGGCGTCTCTGGACATTGAGCGCATCGTCAAGAAACGCCTCGATCCTGAGCTGATGACCGTGGTGCAGGTGCATTACTTCCAGCCTGACGCGCCGTTGGCGGCACGTCTGACGCGAAGCGGCTGCACACGCAACGTCTACTACCAGCGCCTGCATGACGCCCACATCGTGGTCGAGCACTTCCTCCTGGGGGAAGCGGCTTGATCGTGGGCATCCCTCTGGCTTACGCCGTCCCACCGGCCTGCGTCCGTCCTACTGCTTTTGCAGTCATGGGACGGGCGCAGGCCCCGTCGTTGTTGGGTTGTCCCACCGTCCCACCTGTTTTGCCTCCCACCCGTGTATGCGTAGCGGGCACAGGTACGCGCGTTCACGCGCACGCGTGCTTTTTAAATTTCTCTCTATACACGAGAAAAGAGAAAGAAAAGTAGGACGGTGGGGCAAAGCCCCAATCTGCGGGGCTTTCAGACGTCCCACCTTGTTTTGGAGAGGTGGGACGCATGGGACGCCACCGAAACAACAGAAGCAAAAGCCAGCCGGGTTGAGATATTCACCGACATTCGCCAGCCGTTCACCGGGCGTCACCCACACATTCACCGGATGGCATTAAAACGGTCTTGCTGCCACCAGAATCGACCTGTAAAAAGGGGCCATCTTCGATGGGTGCGACCGCAAAGCGCGGCAGGCCACCCACCACCTGACCCGGCCATTGCGCCGGGTCTTTTTGTTTAAGGGGCAGGGCAGTGACGAACGAGCAACAGGCACTGGCAGAGATGCCGATCTGGTTGGTGATTGCCCTGTCCTTGGTGGGCGGCGTGTCCGGCGAGATGTGGCGCGCTGACAAGGACGGGGCGAGAGGTTGGGCATTGTTGCGCCGCCTCGCACTTCGGTCCGGCGCCTGCATCGTCTGCGGCGTGTCGGCGATGATGTTGCTGTTCGGGGCGGGCTTGTCGATCTGGACAGCGGGTGCGCTGGGTTGCCTGACCGCGATGGCCGGCGCCGATGTCGCCATCGGCTTGTACGAGCGCTGGGTGGCCAAGCGGCTGGATCTGGGCGAGGCCGAGCCGAAGGCATGAGACGGGCAGGCTGGGTAGGGCGTCGATTTTTACGGGTCCTCCCTGAGGGCCGCCCCCTACACGGGTTATCAAACTCGCGGAATCTCTCTAGCTGAAACCTTCGCAGGGATGTCCGTCTTTCCAAACGGCAGGGGCAGCTCAGCGCTGATAACGATCACGAATGTGTTGGTTGTAGTAGGCGCCCTTGGATACAGCGGATATCAACCCGTTGTGTATGGCTAAGGGTACATCGAAGAAATCGTAGGAGTGTCCCTGATGAAAGCTGATCCTCATCTGTTTCGTTCCAGCATCGTAGCCAATAGCGATTATCGCCCTTGAATACACGGCAATCATTTGCATGACTTCTCTCCTGCTGACGGATCGCCATCGGATACTAGCCGAGTTGCAAGGATCTGCGGTCCGGTCCGCCAGACGGCGCCGGGGACCCTGGGGATTTCCAAAGAACACGGGGTCGGAAACCCGCGGGATCGTGTTAGTGGGAGGCCCGCCAGCTTACTGAAATTTCAAACCACTGAAATCTTGAACGGATTCATTGAAAAGCCGCTGAAAAGGAGGGCTTATGAACACAGCTACGTACCTGTCAAAGAGCGCCTTCGCTGCGCACATCGGACGGTCGCCGAGTTACATCACCTGGCTGAAGGAAAACGGTCGACTGGTCCTGTCCCCCAATGGCAAGCAGGTGGACGTGCTGGCCACCGAAGCGCTGATCCGCGAGACCGCCGACCCAAGCAAGGCTGCCGTCGCTGCTCGCCACCAACAGGAGCGGCTTCAGCGTGATGTGTACAGTCACGTCGCAGCCCAATCCGAACCGACTAACATGGCTGCGCCGCCGCCCGCTGACCCTGCGCAAGGGCAGACTCCGGACTTTCAGAAAGCACGAGCGCATCGAGAACACTACCTGGCGCGGATGGCTGAGATGGAGTTTCGCAAGGCGCAGGGTGAACTGGTCGAGATCAGCTTCGTGCAGAAGGCCGCTTTTGAAACGGCACGTTCGCTCAATCATTCGTTGATGAGCCTGTCGCCACAATTAGCACCGCAGCTCGCAGCCTTGTCGGACCCATGGGAAGTGGAGCGGCAGCTAACCGCTGCGCTGCGCCAACGGCTTAATCAAGCTGCTCAGGTATCCAGTGACGACTTTGGCTTCAAATTGAGTGAGTGCTAAAGATATCCGCTGATTAGAGGTTATTCGGCTAGCAGCGTGATTGAGCCACGTCTACTTTCGGCCACAAGCAGACACTGAATGCTTCTAGGAAATTCGGGGCGATTCAGTGCTGCAGTTCGTGTGCAGGCGGATTGAGGTTCAAGCCAGGGTCACCGACAGGCGCACGTTCGAACTGCAGGTCACTCGACGTTCCACACCGCGCACGCTCGTTGGTCGGCCTTCAGCGCGTTGGAGTCGCTGCTTGCAATCTCCTCGAACGTCATGTCGAAGCCGTTTTTGGGGTACACACGATCCGTGTCCAGCAGCCGAAGCCCTTGTGAAATTCGGTCGTCCCACGGTTGTATCAAGCGCCGACTCCCACTCAAGCCATCATGCTTGGCGTGCTGTACGAAAATGCCACCCACCCGCTGAAAAACATCTCCAAGGTACCTTCCGCCTGGTTTGGCCCGCTGCTGACACTGATGCTCAGCGGCCAGGATCTGTCGGTGCTGGGCATCTGCTCAACCTCAGTACGCGCAACCCGAGCCTCATCTGGCGCTCGGAAAAATGGGGCCTGACGAGTCTGCCGATCAAGCTCCAGGTCGTAGCCGCAGCGGCCTGACAATCAAATCCACATGCTTTGCGACGCCAACGGAACACCGTTGCGCTTCCTTCTCTCTGGCGGTTAAGCCAGTGACATCAGCTATGCCCAGCCATTGCTGGACGAAGTCGACATCCCGTCGAGCCAACGTGGGCGCCCGCGAAAACGCTGCAAATGGTTGCTTACTGACAAGGGCTACGGCGCCGAGGCATTCCGCAGTTACTACGACCAATATCGAATGCAGCCGTCAACCCGCTGCGCTCAATGAAGCGCAAACCCAAACCCGGCTTACCCAGACTTTTTGATAGGCCCAAGTACCGACAGCGCAACATCATTGAGCGCATGTTTGGCTGGGTGAAAGAAAACTGCCGCATCGTGACACGCGTCGACAAGTTCGCAAGAAAACTATGCCGCCATGGTCTCGCTGGCTTGTTCCATGCAGTGTTTGCGAAATCTCTTTTCGTACAGAGCCTAAGGCCGTCCAATCAGTGCGCGTAAAGGTGGCATGCCTTTTTCGTGCTTATGCTGAATGTACCGGGCGCGAAGTTCCTTCAAAGATAATTCATGATGAACCAGACGTCTGCGTTCGCAGTGCCTGCGTTCAAGCCAGGGTCGAGCACCCCGTTATTTCCTGTCGGCAAAACTCGAAAGTAGCGCGCCGTAAGAGGAATACTGAAGTTTCCTCCTGCAGCGGGGGACTCGCCAAAAACATAACTTTTGTTGAGCT